AAAACTAGACATAAAGCTGTTTATGATCATTTGTCTGGTGCTGGTTCTAAAGTAATTAAAGGTATTTTAGAGATACGTAACTTTGATCAAACTGATGGACCCGTGTACAATAGAAGAATCAATTCAATGCAAAGATTTTTTAGAGTTAATGATAATGTGTCTTTTCAAAGATTTTTCGATGGTTATAACTGGTCAGAATGGGCTTACATATATACAAATACATTTGAATATTTATTAATAGCAGAAGATATAATTTTATCAAAAGATAGAACACATTTTGAAAAAGCTTTTCGACATTATGCACCACCATATGATGATACAAGAATAAAGGAAGAAATCGAAAAAAGAATAGACCTTGATGAATTTAATAGAAAGCTTAGATATAAAAATAGTGAACCTACAGGAACATTAACATTCAGAGGAGGAGCCGGTTCCGAAACATCGGTTGGAGGAAATATAGTAAGTGCTAGTAAAGGGCCATTAATTATAGATACTCTAAACAGAGGAGATGGATCAGGATCTTTTGTTCATTCAAGAACTCCTGATGGTTTTTATATGCAAATATTAAGAGCCTATGATGGAATGCATTTAGGGATAGGACATAATGGATACACCAGAGTTAGATTTGAGACATCTGGAAAAAGAGGGGCTAGAAGTGTTTACCCCACAAATGTTTTTTGGAACGATGGAAATAATTATGATATGGAAATACAACATTTAGGAAGATTACAATTCAGAGGAATGGATGGAAGATGGCCAGCATCTCCTGGAGAATGGGTCAGAGACGGATGGTTGACAGATAATGCAGAAGAATTAATGGTAGTACACTCTTCAGCTAATAGATACGGTTATGGTGGTTCGGGATCCTTCATATGGCCACTATGCACAAGGGAAAATGTCGATATATATCCATCATGTGAAAACGCAGCAATCTCGTACTATGGTGCACAATTTGTACCAGATATAGAACTACGTGCACACACACAAATACGTTTTGAAAATAGAACAATTGCTATATGTTGTCCACATGGAATGGAATTTCATTCTTATGTAAGATAAAGGAGGTAAATATGAATTTATTATACGGATCAATAAAAAATTTAGCTGGAAATATAGACTTAAGAAATCTAAATTCTTATCTGGACAATACTAAATTTATGACGAATATAGGATTTAGATGTCTTAACCCGTCGAAATTAATGAACTATCCTTCAAATGATATCGGGTTTTTAATAGTGTCTAGAAAAGATAAAATAATGCAATTGACATATATAACAGTAAGAGCCACTTATGTAAGTGGTTATATAAATCTTAATGATGGTAGTCGTTTAAATATTAACTGGGTACAACAAATAGACGGAAGACACAAATCTAGTATTTCTTATATATCTGATGTACTTGGTATGGTGACAGATACAGATATTCAAACTATCATCAGAGAATATATTCTACCTTTTGATGATGCAGAGTTGTGGACCGGTGTTTCTGATAAGATAACAAAAGAAAGAGCTGCTCAATTTTCTAATACGGTTAACCCAAATTTAGATAGAAGAAATGGAACAATATTCGAAACAAAAAAGGGGTTCTGGGTAAAAGGTAATAATATAATCGCTGGAAGTATTAATGCTGGTACAGGAACTACCGCAATGAAAGGTTATATGTCAGGATTAATATTATCAAGATCCTCTTATATGTCCGGAGACATAGGTATGATATTTGCACGTGGAAAGACAAGAATTTATAATATCGATTTCGAAGGAGAAGTTGTAGTAAAGAGTGGAAGAGTTGCAGTTTTAAAATGTCGAAATCGACCTATTTTGTCCACCTTCGGAGATATCTCAGCTGATAAAAATAGAGAAGTAGCTATAAGATCTGATGTAAGATGGAAGATATTTTACAATGGTCGAGACGGATTTAAAGATATGGCGTATCCAGCTCATGCAAGAGAAGTATTAGTACAATTGTATACGGATATTGGGGGAAGAGTCCATAGAAATAACGCAGGAGTATTCTGGAGAGATCCGATGTACTGTGAATTCGAACCGATGCACTTTATTAGAGGCGTATACAACGTCATAAACCAGGATGCTGGTTTCTGTTATCATCATGGAGATGCTACTATACATATTCGGCACATTGGTGCGGATCATATAAGAAATGCTAGAGCATATAGAACAGAAATAAGTTACGCAGGAGATGCCGGTCCAGGACCATATGGTGCTTTCGATCATTTTCCTAGTATAAGAAGGGTGTGGTGGAGATAAATGATAAATAAAAGAAACAGTAATTTAACTGAGAAAGATAGACCTGATATAGATACACTATTCCGTGTAGAAGATGGGGGGATTTATGACTGGGAAATTGATGGTTTAATTTCTAATAAATTCTCGATATCTCCTACTATTGCTCAATTAGAAGTTATTGTAACTCCTAATTTTTGTATACAGATAGCTAGGTCTATGTCTAACGAGTTAATACGATATAGAAAAAATGGAACTTGGACAGAATGGGAAAAATGTTTGGCGTTAGAATCAAATGGAGTGTTATCTAATGATTCAGTAAAGGGATATGATAGAAATACAATGTTAAATGAATTACAGTTATATGTAAATAAAATAAGAAAAGATCAGGCTAGACCGTTATATATGGGTAAGCAACCACTATATGATGACCAACCATTAAGAAAAGCCATCGAAAAAATGGTACCAACTAGTAGAGAACCTGAGATTGTTCCTTCATATAAACTGGAACAAGACATAATAACCATGAAGAATTTAGACTGGGTAAAATTCGATCGTATTGATTCAGGAGAATCATCAGGAGTTGCAGCTACTGGAGAAATATCTTATATATTCGATAATAACTACGACAACAGATATAAAATAATGAGTGAAGAAGGATCTCATTTTATTATAGGGGATCCTAAATATGATAGAATATTCATAGAAGGTCATTTTAGACCGTTTGCTGAACAAGCCAGGTTTGCCGAACATATTCCTGCTAAAAGGAGTGCTAATTTTATGGTATTGTCTGATTTGGATTGGAAATGGGCATATAATGGTGGACGTATCCATGAAGTGAATGTTGCTGGAAATCCTGTAAGTGAATTATATTATAAGTGTACCCCTGATCTAGGATATGGATGGCCTCAATCTGGTTCTACAGGTACGCAAACATTTAAGTGGAATCCAGCATCAACAGTAGTTACTACAACACACCCAATTTCAGGAGACTCTGGCGGTAGGGTTTTTGGTACTAGTCCTAACATAGAACATGTATTATGGAGGTAAAAAATGTATAAAAATAGATTAAATCAATTATTACAACCATTTATGTTCTTAAATGACAATATTAATAGCTATGCTATTGTATTAAAAGAATATGTTAATGATTTAGATAAATGGAATGCTGAAGATGTAAAATTAAAACCTGTTAAGAAATTTTTAGAAGATAATAATGTAATAACTTATAACCAAGTTAATGCTTATACTACAGAGACTGTGTATGAGTACCCATTTATTTATACTACTAAAATCAGTAAATCTTGGTTCGATAGTAATAAATGGAATTTTTATTTAAATGGTCAACATGCTAAAACATATAATGAAAATGATATTAAATTTATTCACTTTCAAGGTTACATTTATATATGTTGTAAAGAAGATATAACAATAACATCGTTGACTGTTATAAGAACAAATATACCAGCAGCTATTTCAGAATTAAATAGTGCAATAACAGATCATATTAAAGGAAATCATTTAGATTTACCTTATGACAATAATTTTGTATATAAACCAAATGCTACAACTGGTAAAAAATTATCTATATATTCAAAATATATTTCTATTAGAGGAGGAGAAAATTTATTTGGTGTATTAGAAAGATATACTAATAATCCTTTAGAATGGTTATACGAAAATAAAATAAAATCATACTTATTAATGGATGATCATGGTTTAGTTACTTCATCAGAAGATGTTACTTTTGATCCATTGTTTATATCTGTAAAATCAGGTAGTAAAGTCAAAGTATTCTTATTTTATGATGGTGTAGATCCTGATGAATTTACTCCTTTAGATTACGATTTCTTTTTACGTAATGTAGATAATTATTATTTAGAAGGATTATATAGAGAATTCTTTAAAAATAATGATATTAAAAGGTACTTATTAAGTCATCCTAAAATGTTACCTCAAGAAGAAGAAATAAATGTATTTAAATATATACATAGATATGATGAACTTTTGTCTCCTAATGTTGTAGATGAAGTAATGGGATTCTCTTATGATTTATTTATGGATATGTATAAAACAAGACATAGAACAAAAATAAATTTCTCATTTGCTGATTGTAAATTAGTAGATCAAACAAAATATTCTGAATTTGAATATGATCCAGATAAAAGAAAGAAAGAAGATATTTTATTAAAATTGTCTTTTATAAATTATTATGATAATCCATTTGAAATTTATATATTTGGTGTATTATATATGTCTACATATATTGTAGATAAACATTCTCCATTTACTGATATCTATATAAATGTATCTAATATATTAGATCAGTATAATATTGATTTTAAAGATTTAAAAAAATTAAAAGGTCATGTTGTATTAAAGAGTCATGATTATAAAAGAATAAATTACAATAATATAGATACTGATTTTAATGGTACGTTACCAATAAGTGATGATCTATTTACTATTAAAAATAAAAAAGTCTATGACAATGGATTTTTATTAAAAGAATCGGACTACGAATTAAATACAATACACCCTAGTGGGTTGTTATGTATGTGGCCTAAAAGAAAACATAAAAGACATTTGATATCAATTATAGGAAATAGATTACCAGATACTAAAATATATTCTAGAACATACTCTGTAAAGGCACAGAACCTCGATACAAGCAATTTAAATAAAAAGACAGATAATTGGTCATGTATTTATAAGAATCTCTTATACGTCGATTATATCGATTATAGATACAATCTATATATTGATTCATATATGTTAATAGAAAATTATGATTATATTATATTAGCACCTAATTTAATAGAATTTATAAGACCTATTACAGTAAATAAAGAACATACAGGTGATTATATTGATATTAAAGTAGAATACGAGGGTGAATTAGAAGATTGGATGTTAAAAGTATATAAATATAAATCTTATAGATACAGATTATTTAATGATACAAATTTTATGGATATGTATTACGATACAAGAGAAGAAACATCTTTAAGATTCGAAAGAGATGATACTTTTAATATTAATGATAAAGGATTATATGATAATGAGCATTATAGATTTAATCAAATGACTACTAAATATTTTAGTAGTGAAAATCTAAATACAGCAGCTATGAATAAATATGGCGAAGAATTGTATTATAAATTACATACAGAATTTCCTGAATTCATTACTAAAGTTGATAATAATTTTATTATAACTGACAATATAAAATTCACGTCTTTATCAGATATTCCTAGAAGAATATTTGCTCCAGAGAGAGTAGATTTACAGGAATTAATTACTAAACATATAGAATCTGTAAAAATAATGAAATTTGAAAATAAGCATTTAAATAATGAAACTGATTTATCTGATATAAATTATAGATATAAATCATTAATTCATCAGGGAGATCTATTTATATCTTCCAATATTCCATTAAACTACCTATTAGATAAATAAATAATAGGAGGAACAGAAAAATGGAAAAACTTAACGCGCTGGAAACAATAATACCTAAAGGCAGAATATATGCGTTACCTTATAACATTGAAAGTGATTCAAATGTAGTTTGGGATACTATAGGTAAACTAACAGATGAAGAATTAGAAGACGCTATACAAAAAGAGTATGATGTAGACGATGAAAGATACAAGTATCTTAAAGAATTTTTAAAAGAAGAGCAAAAATATAGACTAATTGCATTGGACACTTTTCGACATGAGGTTCTCTCACTGATATTCAAAAATCCACCAAAATTAGATTCTTTATTTCAGTTAGAAGATTTATTCAAGAAACATTCTATAGACATAATCACTTTTAAAATGTATATAAAGACTCTGATATCACAAATACCATGTAATTTATTTTGTATTGTGAAGAAAATGGAAAAGGATGTGAAAATGAATGGATAAAATAACAGAAATACAAAAATTTATAATGGATCAAAGATTATCGAATGATCAAGTTTCTATTATACTAGAGAATACTAATAGATCTTTTAACAGAGCATTAAGTGGTATCAAAATTGATATGCCTGAAATAATAAAGAAAATGAATCAGTTATCCTATGAAGATCTTTTGTCCGTTCAAACTTTAATATTCCTAGAAGGTCAAGAAAATAGTCGTCTTAGAAAAAAAAGAGAAGGTACTCTTAAATTAATATCTAAAGAAATAGAGGACATTGATTATGAATGTTCTCAATGTAATGTAGAAGTAAAGGACCATCTGACAATAGCAAATAAGTCGCAAGAGGAGTTACTGAAATTAGATAATAAAATAGGTGGATCTATATCTTGGAGATTATATGATAAAATATCTAATAATGAAGCTTTACAGACTTATCAGGAAGAGAATAATAAGAAGGATGAAATAGAACACGTTACTATTGGTGAATATGATGATGTGAACGATAATAGTGAATTACAAAAAGTAACTAATGCACTGATCGCTATGTGTAAATCAGACGTATATAAAGATATTTTTGGGGGATTATGTAATGGACAGCCACTAGAAATGAAAACAAATAGTATCGGAAAGAATATTGGTCATTTAGCGGATTATGAATTAGAACATATAATAAATAAATATGTAAAATTAGAAATGTACCACATAGTTAAGTTCGAAGAATTAGAGTTAAAATTAAGACGACAATTCTATAAAATTTTTGATTGTAATTCGGTTTCTTATTATATAGATCAGAAGATAAAGGATAAACAACAATTATTAAATTTCGGAAGAGGTAAAAATATTGCATGGCCTTTAGCTGCTATAGTAGCATTAAAAGAAAAACAAGCTGAATTAGCTGATGAAAGTGAAGAGATATCAGAATATAAGGAATTATTGTCTATATGTAGATCTGATGAATATAAAGATATTTTTGGTAATTTAATTATAAGTGATCCTTTAGCTATTACATTAAATGAAACAGCTTTAAATTTAGCTCAAAAAAGCGATAGTTCTTTAGAAAAAATTATCGACAGATGTACAGACGGAGAAAAGGATAGTTTAGTCAAATACGAAAAGTTAGAGTTGAGATTAAGAAAACAATTCTATGAGATTTATCAAGGTGAATCCGTAAAAGGAATTTTATTTCGTTGTATAAAGGATAAACATTCTTTAAATAGATTTGGTAGAGGTCGTGCTATAGTTTGGCCTTTAGAAGCTGTTTATCGGCTACATCAAAAAGAAAAAGAATTTTCTCAAAATAAAATAGAAGAAGTAAAAGAAATTCCAGATAATGATATGGTAAATAAGCCTAAACACTATATGTTTAATGTGGATGGTAATGATGTTCAGGCTATAGACTTAGTAAAAGGATTATTAACACCTGAAGAATTTAGAGGCTGGATTAAAGGATCTTATTTTACTTATTTAATGAGAGCTGATAGAAAAAACGGGATAGAAGATTTAGAAAAAGCTAGAACTTTTCTGAATTGGCAAATACAATTAGACAAAGGTGAAGAATTAACTTTACCAGGTAAAAAATAAAATGACCCCCTAATGGGGGTCTTTATTTTGACGACAATTATTAAGGGATTATTTTACCCTTAATAAATCATCAAGAAATTCCAATATGGATTGAAGTGTTTGACCTCCAATCCATATAGTTAAAAG